ACTTTTGGACCAGGTTTACCTAATTCAGGAATCTATGCAGGTGGTGGTGGTGGAGGTAATCATTTAGGAGGATCTGGAGGAGCAGGTGGTGGTGGTGGTGCTTCTACTAGCGTTGGCAACGCAGGTGGTGTTGGTGTTTCAGGTGGTGGTGGTGGCGCTGCACAATCTTCAACTGCAACGGTAACTGGTGGCGCAGGTGGTAAAGGTTTGATTGGTGGCGGTGGCGGTTCAAGTTGTTCAACAGGTGTAAACACTGGTGGTGCAGGTGGCGCTGGTGATTTCTTTGCTGGTGGTGCAGGTTCAACTGGAACAGGTACATCTTTTGGAGCAGGTGGTGGTGGCGGTGGATTTATCGCTGCTGGTTCTGCAGGCTCAGGCAATACTGGCGGTGCTGGTGGTAACGGCGGTGGCGGTGGTGGTGCTGGGTGCAACTCAACTGCAGGTGGCGTTGGCGGTGCTGGCGTAATTTATCTTTACTACTAAGGAGCAACAATGGCAACATACGCAGTAATGAATGGCAATAGCGTTTCAAATGTCATTCTTTCAGATAACAAAGAGGAAACCGAACTAGCGTTGGGCGTTACTCTTATTGAATATACACCTGAGAATCCTGCTGGTATTGGTTGGATTTATGATGAAACAACTGGCATTTTTTCAGCTCCAGAAGTAATTGAAGAAGTAGAAACTGCCAATGACAAATTGCTTGCGGCAGGATTATCGCAAGATGAAATTGATGCCCTTATTCAAGAGGCAACTCAATGACAACAGAGCCAGTCAAAATACCTGACTTTATAGAGCCAGTTAAATCACCTGATTTTATAGAGCCAGTAGGACCAACAACAGAAGAGGAAACAGATGCCAACGCTTGATGAATTAGTAGATGAGGTCAAAGCTAACCTACAAGGTTATGCGTTGCGTCAAGATCGTATTACCTATGTTGCCAATTCTGGTGGCTTAACTACCACTAGTACGGCTATTCAAGTTGGTTCATCTAGTACTAACCTAGCTAAAGGTACTATTGAAATTGATGATGAACTCCTATGGATTGACTCATTCGATAAGGCAAACTATGTACTTAACGTAGTGCCAGGCTTTGGTCGTGGCTATCAAGGAACTACACCTGCTCCTCACGCCCAGTATGCTCAAGTAACCTTATCCCCTACCTTTCCACGTACCAGTATCAAGAAAGCCATCAACGATACAATCAATAGTTTCTATCCTAAACTCTGGATAGCTGCTTCTTATACCTTCACCTTTAATGCATCTCAGACTACCTACCCAATTCCTGATGATTGTGAAGATATCTTATTTATCTCGTGGCAGACAACTGGCTCTAGCCAAGAATGGCTACCAGTAAATCGCTGGCGCTTAGATAGTATGGCAAATGTAGCTACTTTTAATACAAATAACACAATCAACATCTATGAAAATATACAGCCTGGTCGTACAATTCAAGTCTGGTATACAGTCACGCCTAATACTCTTGATTCAAATACAGATGATTTTGCTGATGTTACTGGTTTACCAAATTCTTGTAAGGATGTCGTCGTACTCGGAGCAGCCTACAAGTTACTATCTTATATTGACGCTGGACGAATCAATCTCTCTAGTGCTGAAGCTGATCTAAACGACTCCAAGATTCCATCATCTGCAGGCGTTGCCGCATCTCGCTACATCTTTGCCTTGTTCCAACAGCGACTCAATGAAGAAGCGTTGAAGTTGGCAGACAAGTACCCAATCCGTATTCACTACACCCGTTGATGATGAGTCGTAAATGCTACACCTGTAAAGAAGAAAAACCCTTAGAGGAATTTTACAGAAGTAAAAATGAAAAATACGGAAGACACGGACGCTGTATAACCTGTGTAAAAACAAGGTATCTTTCAGATTCTGCAAAGGAATCAAAGAAGGTTTACAACAGGGCAAGAAGTAGAAGATCTGGTACTGGATTCACACCAGAAGAATTTGAACAAAAACTTAAAGAACAAGGCAGTAGGTGTGCAATTTGTGGTACAGATAAACCAACTTCAATAAATTGGCACGCTGACCATTGTCACGAAACAAAAACAAAACGAGGCGTTCTGTGCCAAAAATGCAATATGGGCATAGGGCTATTTAATGACAACACTGAGTTAATGGAGAAGGCAATTATGTATCTAAATCAATATAAAACAAATGAGGTGGTTTCGTGACCCGTAAGTATTCATCCATTAGCGTTGAGACAACGCTTGCAACTGGTATCTCAAGTACTGCTACATCTATGACTGTAGCAACTGGTACAGGTTCTGCCCTTATGGGTGGTGTAACCCTTGCTTCCGGTAACGTAGACCAGTTCACAGTTGCCCTTGATGTAGATACACAGAATGAAGAAATTGTATTTGTTACTGCAGTATCTGGCGATACTCTCACTATTGTTAGAGCCAGAGCTGGATCATCTGGCATATCACACAGTGGCGGTGCAACAGTCAAGCACGTACTTACCAGTGATGACTTAACCTTTTATACAACAGGAGTAGCAACAGCAGATGCTGCTGTGCCTGAATCGGTAGTAACTGCTAAGGCAGACTTGCTAGTTGGACTATCATCTGGAGTAGTAGACAACCTAGCTGTTGGAACCAATGGTCAGGTTCTTACTGCAGACTCAACACAAACACTGGGATTAGCTTGGTCTGCTGCAGCATCTGGAGATGTGACCCTTACTGGTACTCAGGCTCTTAGCAATAAAACTCTTATTAGTCCTGATGAACGCTGTACTGTATCTGCAACGGCAGCAACAGGTACTGTAAACTTTGACGTTGCAACTCAGGGAGTTCTTTACTACACAACAAATGCTAGTGCAAATTTTACCCTTAACTTTAGAGGCAGTAGTAGCGCAACGCTTAGTTCAATCTTAGCAACTAGTGATTCAGTATCAGCAGTATTTCTCAATACTAATGGGTCAACTGCCTATTATCCAACAGTATTTCAAATTGATGGATCAGCAGTAACTCCTAAGTGGTCAGGTGGCACAGCGCCATCAGCAGGTAACGCATCATCTATTGATGCTTACTCATTTACAATTATCAAGACAGCATCAACTCCAACATACACAGTACTAGCAGGGGCGGTGAAATTCGCGTGAGTCCATTACTTACAGGGTTTGCATTTGGTGGCAGTGGAACGACAAAAGCCACAGTTAGTTCAACAACTGGTTCACCTACTATTGACACAACTTCACGTCCAGGTAAAACAATCTACAAATTCACTGGCTCAGGCACAATAACTATTGGAACTGCTGGAACTTGTGAAATTCTTGTTGTTGGTGGTGGTGGAAGCGGTGCCTATGGTGGCGGTGGTGGCGCAGGCGGTGGAGGTGCTGGTGGATATCTTTATTTAACAACAGCATACTTAACGTCAGGTAGTCAAACGGTTACAGTAGGTGCAGGTGGAGCAGCAATCTCAGCAGCAACTGGAAATAATGGCACACTCAGTTTTATATCTCCCTATGTGGCACTCAACGGTGGTGCTGGTGCTGGTAATGTTCTTGGTGACAAAAGTGGCGCTTCAGGTGGTGGAGCAAATCCAACTGGTTCAGGTGTAACATCTTTACTTCCATCCCAAGGCAACAATGGCGGTGGCGCTAGCGGAAGCGCTGGTGGTGGCGGTGGTGGTGCAGGAGCGGTTGGTGGTGCTGGTGCATCAAATACTGGAGGCAATGGTGGTAATGGTTCATCAAACTCAATTACAGGAACATCTGTAACTTATGCAGGTGGCGGCGGTGGTGGTGCCCCTACTGCAGGTAGCGGCGGTTCAGGTGGGGGTGGTGCTGGTGGTACCAGTAGTCTTAGCGGAACTTCTGGTACAGCAAATACAGGTGGTGGTGGCGGTGGCGCTGTTGCTGCTAACACTGGTAGCGGTGGTTCAGGCATAGTGATTGTGGTGGTGGGATAATGGCACATTTTGCAAAGATAGAAAATAATAAAGTTGCTCAAGTAATTGTTGTTAACAATGAAGAAGTACCAGATGAAGCAACTGGTATTGCATTTTGTAAATCTCTTTATGGGCAAGATACAGAATGGGTACAGACTTCGTACAATAATAATTTTAGAGGCACATTTGCTGGCATTGGTTATACCTACGATGGAGAAAAGTTTGTAGCACCCGAACCAACTGAGGGAGAGTAATGGCTTACGGCGACGACATCACCGAGGGTTTGGTCTATGCACTTTCCAATCCTGCAGGATCTACTAACTACTCAGCAACAGGTGAGGCATACGATGTAGCTATTGCTGGCTTACCGTTCTTCTTGTTTAACTCTGATGATTCACCCTATCGTCGTGTCACAGCTCAGTATCGCAAGCAACAGATTGACCAGAGCCGTGAGCCAGGAGAGCAGACGCTTACTGGTTGGTGGCTACGAAGCCAATCTTCATTCCATTATGGACAGGGTATTAAGTTCTTTGAACCTATCCAAGATGAGGGACTTCGCTTCCAGTACACAGAGTCTAAAGGTATTGATATTTGGACCAAGGGACAGGCAACACTGCTCAAGTCCTGCGATAGTCAGCACGTAACTACTGGTGGTGTCAGAACCAATGGTCGTCCTTGGCAGATGATGCGTTCTATCCAATGGACTAAGAGTTCAAACAATTATGATGGTGTTCTGCTTGTTGATGAATATGATGCAGATAAAGTTTTCCCAGCAATTACTGTATCTATTAGCAACAAGGCGCTTACCTCTAACGTAGCTACGCTAACAACTACAGCAGCACACGGTTTATCTATTGGTATGCAGATCACCATTACTGGTGTAGATGCAACCTTTAACGGCGAGTATCGCATTACAACTATACCTACGACTACAACATTTACCTATGCAAAGACAGCCAGCAACGTAGCATCTACTGCGGTAAGCCCAGTTGGTACAGGTATGGCTGAGATTATCCACTTCATTGACTATAACTCAGGCTCAGATTATCCAGTACACGCTATCTGTGATGATGGTGTCTATGCCTATTGGGTTACCAATGTACTCAATACTGGAACTCCACGACTAAGAGTATATAAGAAGTTACTATCTGATGATAGTTCTGTATCGCCTACTCTAATGATTAGCGATAACGGTACTACTGTAACCAACGCTGTTATAGAATATACCAAAGAGCGTATCGTAATGTGTGTCAACGATAAGGTCTATGAGTTCTCTAGTACAGCAACATCACTACCTTCTCCTGTTTATACACACAATGACCCAGACCACGTATTTACTAGCATTACTTCAAGTGGTGCAGCTATTTACATCTCAGGCTATTCAGGTATCCAGTCCAACATCTACAAGTTTACCTTGTCTACTGCTGGTGCTATGCCTACGCTGACCAGTGCTATTACAGCAGCAGAACTTCCAGTAGGTGAGATTGTATTTAAGATCTCTTACTACCTAGGCAATATGGCTATTGGTACCAACCAAGGTATGCGTATGGCTGATGCTAGTCAACTCGATGGTTCTATTACCTATGGCGCTTTAATCTTTGAATCAGATCAACCAGTCTATGATTTTGGTTTCCGTGACAGATACATCTGGGCAGCATCTGGTGTAGATGGTCAGGTCGGTGTAACTCGTGTAGATATGGGCCAACCATTAGGCAATCTACAATTCCCTTACGCCTGGGATTTGTATGACCCAGCAGATACATTAGCTCACTACACAACAGCCTGTGCTTTCCTCGGTGACACCAACCGCCTAGCGTTTTGTAACGCTGGTAATGGAACAGACGGAACTGTCTATATCCAATCAGCATCTACTCTGCTTGCAGAGGGATTCCTACGTACAGGTTATGTACGCTACAACACACTAGAACTCAAAATTTTTAAGTTGATGCAAGCTCGTATTGATACTACCAATGGTGGAATCAACATTGACTCTATTGATTATGCAGATAACTTTTTCCGTATTGGCACCTTTGCACAAGGTGCAGCAGTTCCAGAAGTTAACATCAACTATCCACAGCAATCTCAAGAGTATCTTGGTTTTCAATTTACACTGACTCGTTCAGATACTGACACATCTAAAGGACCTTTGTTTACTGGTTACCAGATCAAGGCATTGCCTGCTATCCCACGTCAGCGCCTCATTCAATACCCACTGTCTTGCTTTGACCACGAATCAGATCACTTCGGAGTTGAGAATGGTTATGAAGGCGCAGCTTATTCACGTATGAGCCAACTAGAATCTATTGAAAACGTAGGAGATACCGTTCGTGTTGAAGACTTTAGAACTGGTGAATCATATCTTGGACTCATCGAAGAGCTGGACTTTATTAACAAGACACCATCAGATAAGCGCTTCTCCGGCTATGGCGGAACGCTCTTAGTAACAATAAGAACCGTCTAGGAGAAAGCAATGCAGGCACAAGACTATGCAACAGTAACTGTTGCAGTAATGACAATCGTAGGTGGCTTTGCTGGCGCAGTACGTTGGCTAGTGAAGCATTACCTCAATGAACTTAAGCCCAACTCTGGGTCAAGTCTCAAAGATTCCGTCATTAGACTAGAGGAAAAAGTTGAAATCCTGTACCAGATAATGATTCAAGAAGGAAAGAGATGAACGATGAAGCCAGTTGTCAAGAAAGCCACACCTGCCGCTATTGCTGTCCTTCGACAAGCCACAGCAATCAAGCCATCTCGCAAGAAAGCATCGGATGGTTTACTGCCATCGGCAGCACACCAGGTGCAGAATCCTAACTCAGACCACAATACTGGATATGCAGTTGATTTAACACACGATCCAGTAAATGGCATTAACTGTTCTAATATTTTTGAAGAACTTAAAGCAGATAAGCGCGTTAAGTATCTCATTTTTCAAGGCAAGATTTGGTCATCAGATCGTGCATCAGAAGGGGACCGTGAATATGACGGTCCAAATAAACACCCACATCATCTTCACATCTCAATCAAAGACGGATGCGGAGATGACACTTCCCCTTGGTTCCCTTGGCTGGGCAAACCAAAGGTTGTCAACAAAGTAAAGGCAGCAGTTAAACCTTTACCTAAGAAGAAGGAGAACCAATGAACGCAAAGACAAAAGCAGTACTCGCAACATATCTTCGTGCAGCAGTAGCAGCAGTGATTGCTCTCTACTTAGCAGGAGAAACTGATCTAAAGAAGCTCGGCTTTGCAGCAATAGCTGCAGTAGCAGGTCCAGTCCTTAAGTGGCTAGACCCAAAGGCTACAGAGTTTGGTCGTGGGTCTAAGTAACCCATCAGCGCGAGGCAAACGAAGAGGCTCACCCCGAAAGGGGTGGGCTTCTTTTTTTATGCCGTTTTACTGGGCATCTACTGGGCAAGGTACAACTACTAGATTGCCACAATTAGCACAGGTTGCATCTAAGAAATACCAGACTAGCTCGTAGTCTTCAAAGGAGGCCATAACGTTAAAGACCTGAGAGCCACACGGACACACGTGAAGGGGTCCTAAACCCCGCAAATCGGCCCCAAAAGGCTTAGGAAGGGCATTCCTGCGCCATCTAAACGATGGCAGGGTTGGTAGACGGAACCGCAGGGTTACTGTACGGTTGCTGTCGGTGCGCCCTTTGAGGGCGCCCACCTGTTTAATTCGCCTCACGGCTCATATTGTAGCCACCAGTAGGGTGTCGCCTAGTAGCGACACGCCGTAGGAGTGATAGCATTCTAGTATGACAACAATCGCAGCGCTTGAGGGTATTGATTACGCCGTTCTAGTAGCTGACTCACAGATCACAGAAGATAATCTCGTGACGTTAGCAACTAGTACGCCTAAGATTGTTGAGATTGGTAAGTATCTCATTGCTATCTCAGGTGATACTAGACCTGGTGACATCCTTGCCTATAACTGGAAGCCACCCCTCTATCGTGGTGAAGACCCAGCACAATTTATGGGAAAGAAAGTTATACCTAGTATCAACCAAGCGTTTAGCGATAACAACTACGACTACAACAAGGCGGACAAAGATGGTGGCTTCGATTATCTCATTGCTTTTAACGGTAATATCTTTCGTATTGCTTGTGATCTCTCTTTTTTCCAAGCAAATCACGGAGCGTATGGCATTGGTAGTGGGGGTCAGCTTGCTCTTGGCTACTTGTATTCAATCTGCAAACCTGATATGGACCTAGCCTATGCTAAGAGACACGCCCGTAAAGCCGTAGAGATTGCATCGGTCCTTGACGCTAACACTGGTAAGCCCATACAGTTAGTGGTCCAGGAAAGGATGTAATAATGGACTTTAATACGTATGATTATGTAGAGCCTGAGTTCAAAGGTGTTATGGCAACTGGAGAATACGCAGCGCACTACTGGTTTGAGCAAGGTTGGAAAGCCTGTAGACTTGCGTTCCTATTACACGGTAAGGCTAACAATGACAGCAACTGACCCAAAAGAATTACTATTAACTGCACTACGTGCAGGGGACGCGAAGCGTTCACGATCTACACAGGTACAGATTGGTCCATCAGAGGTAGGTGGCTGTCGCCGTAAGGTGTGGTACCGACTTAACGATCAACCTGAAACTAATGACAATGAATTAAAACTTGCAGCTATTATGGGTACTGCTATTCACGCAGAAATTGAAAGAGCATTAGCAGATAATCCTGATGTGCTTATTGAAACTGAAGTTGAATACAATGGAATGAAAGCACACATTGACTGCTTTGTTCCTGGTACTGGTGATGTCATTGACTGGAAAACTAGTAAGGTTAAAAATCTTTCATACTTTCCATCAAAGCAACAACGTTGGCAAGTACAACTTTACGGCTACCTCCTAGCTAATAACGGCTATGCGGTCAACCGAGTGTCATTGGTAGCAATTGCCAGGGACGGGGACGAAAGAGATGTCAAGGTTCACACCGAAGACTACGATGAGTCCATTGCTAAGGAGGCACTCGGTTGGCTAGCGGCTGTTAAGGAAGCGGCAGAGGCACCAGCACCTGAAAAAGATGCAAGTTACTGTCAGTTCTATTGCAAATACTATGACGCAAGTGGGCAGATGGGATGCGTTGGTCTAAAAAAAGAACATACACCAGTGACTGATATAGTCATTGATGATCCAGATGTTGACAAGAATGCACTGTTGTACTTACAGTTAGCACACCAGATTAAAGAGCTGGAGAAAGAACAAGATTCTTTGAAGGCATCCTTTGAAGGATTACTAGGTACCACTAATTCTGGTATCGAAGTAAGTTGGACTACTGTTAAAGGTCGTGAGACTGTTGACAGTACTGAAGTAGAAAAACTATTAGGGTTTGTCCCTAAGAAGGTAAGTGCTGAGAGTCAGCGTTTATCTATAAAGCAAAGTGGAGGTAAGTAAATGGCAGTTGAAGGAACAAAGTTCCAAGTTAACTACAAGTTAGCTGATGGAACACTCATCAATCTTTATGCAAAAGATGTCAAGGATTTAGAGACTGGTCTAACAGATCTATCAATGGTATCTACTCTTATCAAGTCAACATCAAAAGAATTAGGTGGTGGTGCATCAGCACCAACTGCTGCATCAGTTGCAGCTCAGTTTAATGAACCACAATCTATTAACCCACCACAACCAGTAGCAGTCCAATCTAATGGAACAGCACACACTTGCCGTCACGGAGTAATGGCTTTCCGTGAAGGAGTATCATCTAAGGGACCTTGGAAGGGCTATATGTGTGCTGCACCAAAGGGTGCGGTAGACAAGTGCGACACTATCTGGGTTCGATAACCAGTGCGGGAGCCTCGTGAATACGAGAACCCGCTATGTGCAGAGATTGGTGGAGACTTCTGGTTTCCTGAAAGAGATGACCCAGAAAATCGTAAGTTATTAGATCCTTCATATGCAAAGTCAATTTGCAGGAGTTGCATTCATAAAACTGAATGCGCTCAGTGGGGTATTAAGAATGAACGCTTTGGTATCTGGGGTGGATTAACTGAATACGAACGTACCTTGTTGCGTACAAAAAACAAGATTAGAGTAAAGGACTGGAAGAGTGCTTAATCTTTCCCGCGCTTGGAGTGGTGTGCTTACCAAAGCAACACCGCTACCAGACGTGTGGGAAGGGTTAAAAGCAGAAGGCATCAAGTTTCGCAGAGGCCAGGTTTGTATGGTAGCTGCTGCACCCAATGCCGGTAAGTCTATGTTCGCTCTGATCTATGCAATCAAAGCTAAAGTTCCTACGCTTTTCTTTTCTGCAGATACCGACACCACTACAGTAATGATGAGGTCTGTATCGCATCTATCTGGTCACTCACAAGTGACAGTAGAGGCAAACCTTTCAGACAATAGCCAGTACTACAATGCACATTTGGACAAAATTTCACACGTCAAGTGGGTCTTTGATTCATCTCCAAACATTGATGATTTAGAGTTAGAGATTAGAGCCTACGTTGAACTCTACGGAGAGCCACCTGAGTTGATAGTCATTGATAACTTAATGAACATCACTGCTGAGACAGACAACGAGTGGGCAGGACTTAGAGCAATTATGATGGAGCTACACGATATGGCACGCAAGACAGAAGCCTGTGTATTGGTGCTTCATCACGTATCAGAACAGTCAGAGTATGGGTCGCCTAGTAACCCACCTCATCGCAGAGCAATTCACGGAAAGGTCAGTCAGTTACCTGCACTGATACTTACATTGGGCTATGACCCAGGACAAGGAATACTCAAGGTTGCACCAGTTAAGAATCGCTTTGGTAAACATACTGCAGACGGCAGTGTTTATGCACAGCTACTGGTAAACTATGCAGCAGTACAGATATCAGATCAGAATGAGTTTGGTTGGATGTTACGCAAGGATACAATCGCAGGATACCAAGGAGGGTATAATGTCTGAAGGACAGTTATCAAATAAGTATAGAGATAATCTTAAAACAGATGAGTTGCGTGCAGATGTTGATGCACTCAAAGTAGATCTTACCAACTTCGTTGGTGCTCTATTGCAATCTGGTATTGTCGAACTAGTCAAAGATGAAGAAGGCAATGTTGTCTATAAAATCAACAAGGTTGTATTGGTAGATGAGTCAGTACAACAAGACTAAAGGTTCTCAGTTTGAGACAGATGTAATGAAGTGGCTCCGTAAGGCGGGAGTCCTTGCAGAACGTCTGACTAAAGCTGGGGCAAAGGATGAGGGCGACATCGTTACTGTTATCGCGGGAGAAACTTACATCCTTGAACTCAAGAACAGGGCAACCCTATCGCTGCCTGAATTCTGGAGAGAAGCACAAGTTGAGGCGCTTAACTATGCAAAGGCTAGAGGTCTTGGGGAAGTTCCTCTGTCTTACGTTGTGGTTAAGCGCCGCAACGCTTCAATAGATCAGGCTTGGGTCATTCAGGACTTAGCTCAGTGGTTAAAGGAGAAGCAGTAATGGCACACGTAGCACAATGGTATGCAAATGAACGCCCAAGTTTTTCTTTTTATTGTCCTTGTGGTTTAGCTATCACAGGACAAAGTGAAAAAGGTTTGCGTACTTTAGTAGAAAGACATAAGGAAAAAGCAATCTTTCATCAAGAAATCAAAGGAGAAGAATAATGCCAGTACCAGGTGGAGAAATCACAACATCAGAGATACTAGTACCAGAAGTTGTACTAGATGCAGCACTTGCTGCAGCAGATGCAGAAGAAGCAGTGGAGTTAACACAAGATGATCTGCCAGAACTGTCTTAAAGCTGGAGAAGAGAACAGGCTTGCTCACTACAAGCGTGCAACTAATTGGCACGACAAGTGCGACTTTAAGGGGTGTGTATGCCAGCACAAGACTGGTCCAGGGTACGTAAAACGGGAGGGTTCAAAGGTCCCGTTGATGCAAACTCAATCCCCATAGGAGCAATCGTTTCCCACTTCGGTGGTGAAGTAAAAGAAGGCAAGAGCGCATCGGTGAGATGTTGCCTACATAGCGACAGTCGCAGGTCTGCCGTTATCAATACCTATGACAACCTGTACTTCTGTCATACCTGCGGTAAGGGTGGCAATGCAGCTAACCTAGTGTGCATACTAGAGAACTTGGAGTTTAATGATGGCCTTAAACGTGCAGTCGAAATTGCTACTGGAAGCGGCGCAACAATACGCTCAGGCAATAAGTCCCGAAGCACTGGCCGTACTAGACGCACGTGGGATCTGTGAAACTACCGCAGCTAAGTTTCAACTAGGTACGATTACCAACCCCATCAATGGTCACGAGATGTATGAGGGCTGGCTATCTATCCCTTACATCACTGCAAATGGTGGCTGTGTTGGCTTTAAGTTTAGACGATTAGATGATGCCAAGCCTAAGTATGGTTCACCTACTGGGCAGAAGGCGCACCTGTTTAATGTTTGTGACATCATCTATGACTCACCTTATATCGTTGTATGTGAAGGTGAACTAGATACCATTATTACTAGCGGAGAACTAGGCATACCAGCAGTAGGTGTACCAGGTGTTGCAGCCTGGAAGCCACACTATCCCAAGCTATTTGCGGGGTACGAAACTATCTATGTTGTTGGCGATAATGATGTGAAGGAGGACGGCTCTAATCCTGGAGCTGAGTTTGCTAAGCGCGTGGCGAATGAGGTAATGAACTCACAGATTGTTACACTACCACCAGGTATGGACATTAATGATTACTACTTAGCCAATGGTGGCGATGCCACACGAAAGTTACTGATAGGGGAGTCTAATGTATGATGATGACGCAGAACGAGTGGGTCATAATGCTACAAACTTTGCAGCATATGGGCTTTCAGATCTTGCAAGCACACTACGAAAGCCAGACCCTATTGATAAGACCCCAGCCAGTACGCCATTAGCAGACCACCCAGCAGTAGCTGGCTATCGCAAGATAGGTGTGAGTACTGAGAACCTTACATCTTTCATTGAGTCCTTTGCATCTTTGCGTGCTATGCGTGTTAAAGGTGTAGGCCATAGTCAATATGCAATAGCACAAGGGCAAAAGTTTGAGTCCTTTACTACCTCAGATACTATTAGAGAATTGATTGAAGAGCTGGCCGATGCTAGTAACTACATAGATTTTCTTGCTATCAAACTACTCAACATTCAATATACAATAGATCAGGTGCTACCCGACTGTGAGTGAACTACATCCAGTAATCTATGACTTAGTACCTAGCGTTGCTAGGATTATCCACCGCAGATATAAGACTCACGTTGAGTTTGATGATATCAAGCAGGAGTTAATGGCTTGGGCAATGACTCGTGTAGCAGATCATACTGAAGATTTAATGGAGCCGATTGAAGAGCGGCGCAAACATAATGAGCAACGCATAGCGTGGCAGATGAAACGTGTAGCTGAGCGTTATGCACGCAAGGAGAAGGCATCTAAGTCTGGTTATCAAACTAACGATGAAGCCTACTACGAGAGTGCAACTCTTGGTCAGCTACTTCCCTTTGTTATTGCATCTATCATAGACGGTACAGTATTAGAGCAAGCACAAGAGATGATTAACGATGGACAACCTAAAGGTTCATCATCTCCGGCAGAAGGTGGCAACCTGCTTGCTAACCTTATTGATATTAAGAAAGGCTACCTTCAACTAGAACAAGATGACCAGATGATTCTTAGGCTACGCCACCACGAGAGCTTTACTCTGCAACAGATAGCACAAGTACTAGAGTGTGCTACATCTACTGCAGATCGCAGGTGCGAGAAGTCACTTCGTAGGTTGCAGGATAACCTTGGTGGGGTGAGTCCTTGGCAATGAAAGAATCTGAACTCTTTGATTATCTCAAAGCCGACCTGTACCCAGATTTGGTTAAGAGTGAGGGCATCTATGATGCCTTTGACTGCATCTCCAAGCAAGCCGGTCACTACATAGAGTTAAAGTGTAGACATACCCACTATCCCACGTTACTGATTGAAGAGATGAAGTATCGCAAACTGATAACTCAGGCAGCAGAGCGAGATTTAATCCCGTTCTATATTAACTCGACACCTTTGGGTGTCTTTTCTTTTGACTTAATGGATGTGCCAGAGCCTGAATGGTTAAGTCATTGGATGCCAGCTACTACCGAGTTCTCTCGCTCTAATAAAGTCAGCAAGTTAGTAGGTTATCTACCTTTGGAAGAAGCGGTGCAGTTATGAAACGGAAGAAGTTGCTGGTTAAGATGTTTGGTCAAGAGGATACAGTTTCTGTTGAGTTTTATGACAAAGCAGATAGAGCGCTTGTTGAAAACATAATAAAAGATAACTTAATCCGCAAAGTTAAACAAGAGAATTATTCACCAGTTTCAGAGCCAGTCATTGCAGAACATAAATATCTCAAGCAACTTGGTGAACGCTTTATTCCTGTACCTGATAAGACTGAGGCTGATTTGATTATACTTCACACTACAGTAAAGGTTGTAAAGGCAGTACAGTTATGATCTATGACTACAAGTGCGGTAAGTGCAACGCAACTCTATCGGTTGAGCGTTCTATCCACGAGGAGGCATCTACTCCTATGTGCTTTGATTGCCACGAGATTATGAATCGAGTATGGGATTCACCCGCTATTACATTTAAGGGTAAAGGTTTTTATAGTAATGGTGGATAATGACTGAAGGATTCTATAAGACTGATACATTCAAGACTTCTAATGATGATACGTGGACTACGCCACGTGATTACTACGATAAAGTCAACGCTGAGTTTAGTTTCACCTTAGATGCAGCAGCCCTTGAATCTTCAACTCTTGTACCCGATAACTGGTATGGTCCTGATCATCCTGACCACTCAAGGCGTGATGCCTTTACTAGAGACTGGGCTAAGGATAGTGCTGGCACTATCTGGCTCAACCCTCCATATGGTAGGACTATTAAAGACTGGGTTCGCAAGGCGAACGCCGTTGCTGCTGGGGGGGGGGCAGTAGTTTGCCTAGTGCCAGCTCGTACCGATACCTCTTGGTGGCACGATTACTGCATACATCACGAGATTAGATTTATACGTGTTCGCTTGAAGTTTGGCAACCAAAAGAACTCTGCTCCGTTTCCGTCAGCACTTGTTATTATGAGATAGTTAGTTTATTATTTAGATCTTGGCAAGCGCCCGCTTGTTGAGTGCTAGCAAAATACCCTCCACCAAACGGTGAAGGGTATTTTGTTTTCTCGCTCGACGAGAAAAGGTTGCTAGGAAAGGGTTAGAAACCTAGCACATTTATTTTAGGAACAGCACCCAGTGAGTACCCATCCTCTTACCCGAAGGATGTCCAAGAACCGGTTTGTATTGGGGGGGGTAAGAGCCAGCACTTCTTTTAATGGAATAGATACTTCGTTCCACTTAAATACCAAAGTACCATTAGTCTTTAATACTCTGAAGCACTCAGCAAAACCTTTAGTCAAATCATCTCTCCAGTTCTCGCTGTCTAATACTCCATACTTCTTACGCATCCAAGACTTCTCTGAAAGTCTCAGCATATGAGGCGGATCAAAGACAACTGTTTGAAAGGACTCATCTGGGTAAGGTATTGCCCTGAAGTCCATAACCTCATCAGGTTTAATTTTAATAGTCTGCCCATTGGTTAGTAAGTGAGTCTCGTCCTCTCGAATATCACCAAATAAAACTCGTGGGTCTTTTTTATCAAAATAAAAAGAACGCATTGATGAAGCAGGGTCTAATATAAGTTTCATATTTTAATACCAGTGCTTTCGCTGGTGGTGTCGAAGCGCAGAGCAACTTCGATCCTTTGGGTAACGGTGGTCAATGTATCTAAGACCGTGTAGGACTTGGTATTCAGGTCTGCTATCTTCCTCTCCAAGCAGCTGAGCAATTCCGTAAGCTGTTGATCGCTTGTTGTCGGCAAGGTGGTCAAACCTGCTTTCACCGGCCCATAGAGTGACAAGGCAGGTGATTTGCTTCTTACTGTATCCGAGTGCTCGTGCGTAACCAATCGCAAGTGCCTTGTTCTCACGCTTCTCCTCCATCGTCGCCTTCGTCCGAGCTTTCATAATCTGTACGTCCGGCAACGTCAGGGACGGCGTTTGCCCGTGTATGTGTAGTAATAGTAAGACGAGTATTACCAGTAATGCTCCAAGTCTTGCCCTCTTGCTCATCAAAACTCCTTTGTTCATCAAGCAACTGCTTGTACGTATCCGGATACAAATGAGCTAGGCGAACTAATGCCTTGTCTCTTGCACGTCTATAGTTACGATAGTGAATAGCCTGCTTACCACTTACCTGCTTACTCTCCGTCATTGATCTTGTCCTCCCACACTATAAGCGCATAGACTACCAGCATTACTACGATCAAGCCTAAGACTAGGTTCATAGTCCCGCCTTCCTTGCGTGCTGAATTAGCTCTGTTATGTCTATGCTCTGACCTACTAAGTGAGCGTCCTCTTCATCACTATCCCACGCAGATACCAGTATCCGTGAGCCAGCAGGTGCAAGGCTAAGCCATTGAATGGCAGACTCGGCGTGCTCTCCTCCCCACGTATTACCGCCGTCGGGTTCTACGATCTCGTAAAAGTTAATCAGCTCGCTCTTAGGCGGGTGTATGGTGTAGATATTACTCATTACTCTCCTCCCAACCCCAACCCACACTATGTCCGTCTCTCTCATACGCCTCTACTGTTGCCCCAATAGGGATAGTAAGTGGAAGCGTTGCTAACTTCTGCCCTGTCTCCTTATTAAAGATAGTAAATCCTGTTACTCTACTCACTCTCGTCCTCCTCTGGAAATAATTTATCCCAGCACGCAGGGTGCGTGCCGGTTATTAACACTTCTCTGTCCTCCATAGACATTTCAGGGAAAGCATTTTGTATGTACTCTCCCGCTTGCCAGCTCTCTACCGCTTTACGATCCAGACTCCATAGCTCATACTTACCGCATACAGTACAGGTCTTGGTCTTGACCACCATAGTATTACTCATCAGCCTCCTCCTTAAACCCGAATAGCTGCGACAGGGCAGAATTAGCCCTCTTTAGGTTAGCGATAGCTCGCGCTATCTCCTCCTGCTCTAGGTCTATCTTGGCTTGATCTAGGCATAGGTTAGCCTTAGCTGCTAGGTATTCTTTATTCATTAGCTCTCTCCCTCTAGCTCTTCTAGTGTGTCAAACTCTGGCGACATCTCTTCAACCTCTCCCTCATTCTCATAGAATACTGGGTCATTTAACTCCGGCTCATATCCCATTAGTTATCCTCGCAATCGGGAAAGTGGGTATCGCACCCAGGACATACCATTACATAGCAACTATCGTGATCCGGCTTATCACAGTCCTTCCATATCATCTCGTCCGGCTCTACACATTCTTTTACTTTACTCATAGTGTCCCCCTTGCCATTAGCCATTCATCAGCTAGGTGTAAGGTAATAGCCTTGCCAGCCTCCTCCATAGCTTTCATTAAAGTACCAGCCACGCCAGCACCCTCGATTATGCAATTACCGCTAGTGTCTAGTAGATCTACTATCCACGCTCTCTCACTCTCGCTCTGTAAGTCCTCATACTCACGGATACTTAGGCGATAGATACTCTCGCTTAACTCTTGCATTACGCTACCTCTCCCACAATAATTACTTTATCGCTCTCATATCGCTGGCAATACGCCTTAGCTACCGCGAAAGAGCTAAACGTTAGGCGAAAGTCTGTCTCTACGTTAAACCACACTCGCCCCGCTTTCCACTCTCCCCGCTTGATCTGATAGGCGTAATACTGCCCGTTAAGTGTCTGCCTTAATTGAGCGCCAGTAACACTCGCGCTCTCCCACTCTAATTTATCTTTCATCATCTACCCTTATTCTCTCTATCTTACCGGTTAGTAAGATATTACCTTACTCTACCCCATAGAGGATAGAGCAAGATAATACGCCACTAACTAATCTTTAAAGCGCATAGGCATAAGTAATGCCCGCCACTCTACTTTATCCCCTACTAGGCCGATAGTAATGGGCATACGCTCACCCTTGAAAGTGACTTTCACCTGTACGCCCTTGCCTACTATCTTAGCGTAATCGCTAAAGTAGCTAGGGTTAAACGCAATAGTATCTAATGCGCTTACCTCTCCCTTGTTAAGTAGATCATCAAAAGAGGGAGGATAGCTCGCCTCCACTATGGTAAGCGTAAGAGAATTACCGCCCGCGCTTACGGTTAATAGATCACCGATACGGTTAAAAGTAACCTTGTTACTTATCTTACCCTCCTTAGCTAAGGCCACTATGCGCTTAATATCGCTAAGAGATACTAGGCTAGGAGATAGCTCACCCTCCATTACCTCTATCTTACCCACAATTAGACGGTATCTATCGGTAGCGCGGGCACTTAGATACCCTCTCTCTCCCTCTAGCATTACCGCGTTTAGTGCCGGTAAGTCTTTATCCTTGTGCGCGTGGGTAATCGCGCCCTCCAGTAGCTCTCTTAGGCTCTCGCCCTCTACCTCTAGCGCGTAGCTCACGCCCGCGCCCTCTCCCGCTTTAGTCTGCTCTGTTGTGTTCATATATTCACCCTTATTCTTGTTAGTTATTCTCCGGCTAGGTACCGGCCAGCTCTCTCTCACTATTGAAAGCAAGAGAGAGCCAGTCACTTACCTAGTGAACTCTTTACCTAAACACTTAGACATAGATCCGATACACCAGCCGTCGCCCGTCCACCATAGATTACCCGCGACCCATAGAATTAGAGCTAAGAGGGCAAGGGCTAAGGATAGGCGTACCGCTAGGCGGACGCGGTAATAGGTACGGGATCTCACGCGCTCACCTCCTTAGCAGGGTGTGAGCAGTAATCCCCCGCGATTAAACGCCCGCATATCGGGCACTTATTGAAGGTGTTAGTCACGCGCTCACCCTATCGCCAGCCATAAGTAGGGAGAATTTATCCGCCCCCGCCTTATCGCCTACGCTCTCGCATAGTTGCCCCGCGTGTTTAGCGCACAGGTAACGGGGCACGATAAGCCCCGACACAGTAACCCGCGCCATATTCTCGCACTTATCGCACTTAGTCATTAGTTGCCCCCTCTTTACTGGTAAGCGTGAGGATATACCCGCGCTCTAGCCCCTCAATATATGCGTCCAATACAGCTAAGGCCGTGGCCTTATCCCACTCTTTAGGTGTTGAGATAGTCACGCTCACGGTTAGCGCCCTGCACGATCTAATTGGCAACCGTGGCACAGGCAATCGCTAGGATATGAGGTATGGGCTAACTCTTTACGGGCTAGGCGTAGGGTATCGAATTGCTCTAGCCCGTCGCTATTCTGCCCACGGTGTACCGCCCCCCACGCGCATAAGGTGATTACCTCATAGTAACGCGTTGCACCCTCATAACCGTGGCGGGAGGATACGATCACGGCAACACCGTCTCGATTATCGCGCCCCGTGGCCTGCTTAGGGTTAGTCAATCGCGCCCAATCACAATAACGAGAGCTAAACGCCCGCATTGTGTCGCGGGTAAAGTAGTAACCCTGTGCCCTGTGCGCTAATTGTTCGGGGTAAACGATCCCCGCAATATCGGGCAACCAGTTACGGCAACCCTTGCAATCACAGCTAAACGATAGTTTAGCGCCCTGCTCTTGTGTATCGGTGTTAGTCATTAGTTGCCCCCCTTGCGTGTGCATATGTCGCACACAGTTGAATTAGTAAAGTGGATCGCGGTTAATAGGTGCATACAGTTAGTGCGTAGTGCATACTCTTGCGTTAATACTTTAGGCATATCCATATCCTTATCTTGTGAGCTTGTTAGGTAGGTATATCCGCTCACGGTTTAATTATGGGGTATAGCGTGTCAATATGTCAACTACCTGGCGCGGGTCAATTTAGCCCCGTATCGTGTGTCGGGTTATCGTCTCGGGATCTAGTAGCTGACCGGTTAAGTCACCGGATAAGTCACCGGATATAGCTAGGCGATAGGCCACCAGTTAGGGGATAGGCAACTGGTAACCGGTCAGCTATCGGGTAGGCAACTGGTAGGCAACTGGCTCACCAGTTAGTTATCGGGTAAGAGGTTAGGTATCGGATAGCTCTACCGGTTAAGCGGTTAGGGCTAGGCCTTGCAAGGTTAGGCGGTTAGTTAATAGGTAAAGGGTTAGAGGTTAGGTGTGCCGAGACGGTAGCCCGCCCCTCTCTACTCTCTAGCAATACCCTAGACATATCGCCCGTATTTGTCTAACCCTTAGCCATACGGTTAGGGTTAGGCCGAAACGGACACCCCCCCTTGTTGAATTGTGCGGGCGTGGTCCGTATACTCCCCAACAAAAAATATTTGCTAAAGTGAGATCGCTGAATATAGCTCTGACCTGCGGTTATATTCTATAATAGTAGTGTGACGTACTTCACATCTGTAAAACGAGAAACCCAGTCCATTTCCTGCCTTATATATAGTAGGGGAGTAAAACGGGGAGAGTATGTTTTACGACCCTTGGTTGGCCTCTTACGAGGCCCCTAGGCCGAGTACTGACTTACCCCTCAGTTCGCTGTGACTCCCTCGGGCGCTAAGCCCGAACTGCCCAGTACTTTTAGTGGGGATAGCTCTATCTCTAATAGGAAGATCATACTCAACCTAGTATAAAAGAAATGAGCATCCGCGCCAATGATACGTAACTATACCGAAGAGGAACTATACCTTCAGGCAACTTCCAGTAGAAAATTCTGGCAGCAGTACAAGGCAGAGCGAGAATCTCGTCGCTTAGAAATGCGCCGCAAAATCGCGGCAGCAATACTAGTAGAAGAGATGAGACGGGCAAATGGCTGACAATAGCGCAGACATCGCCAAGAGAATTATCCTTGGCTGTGTAGCTGAAGGTATGACCATTGAGGCCGCTTGCGCCTCAGCAGGTAAATCAATGAAGACCTACGAGTACTATCGTAGAACTGATAAGGTCTTTACAGACAAGGTTGATAGAACGCGCCTTGGTCTAAAGGATAAGAACTTTGCCAACGCCGATGTCCACGACATCACCTTTGCAGAGTTCCGCCAGAAGTTCCTGCACTCCCAGACCTTTCCACATCAGCAGAACCTAGTAGATATGATCGAAGGGCGCGAGCCTGGCTGGTTACATCCTAGTATGAAGTATGAGCCAGGACTTGCTAGTAATAGAATCCTGATTAACATTCCGCCAAACCACGCCAAGTCAATTACGATTACCGTTGACTACGTAACTTGGCAGGTAGTACGCAATCCCAACTTTAGAGTTTTGATTGTCTCCCAGACGCAGCAGTTAGCTGCCGACTTTCTCTACGCCATCAAGCAACGCCTGACTCATCCTATGTATGAAAACCTCCAGAGCGCTTATGCTGCTGGTGTAGGGTTTAACTCTAAATCAGCATCGTGGCAGGCAACCCGCGTCACCTTTGGTTCCGAGCTTCGTGAGTCTAGTGAAAAAGATCCAAACATTGAAGCCATCGGTATTGGTGGTCAGATTTACGGTAAGCGTGCCGATATGATTATTGTAGACGACGCTGTGACATTAAAGAACGCTAATGAGTTTGAAAAGCAGATTCGCTGGTTAACTCAGGACGTTCGTTCCCGTTTGAACCCTACCGGCAAACTAGTAGTCATTGGTACCAGAGTTTCGGCTATGGACCTATACCGCGAACTGCGTAATGAAGATAGATACCCAGGCGGTTTAGTTCCTTGGAAGTATTTGGCTATGCCAGCACTGCTTGCTACGCACGAAGACCCAGACAAGTGGGAAACCCTTTGGCCAGCATCCGATGCTCCCTTTGATGGTCAGGTCGAATCTGATAAAAATGAAGACGGCCTCTACCCACGTTGGAATGGTCGCAATCTTTACAATGAACGCCAAGCTATGGATGCAAGTACCTGGGCTTTGGTCTATCAGCAGCAAGATATCTCAGATGATGCCATCTTCGACCCAGTATGTGTGAGAGGTTCTATTGATGGTATGCGTAAAGCAGGTCGTTTGGTTCCTGGTAATCCAGGCCATCCGCGTGATGTCAACGGCTTTTCTTTTATTTGTGGTCTTGATCCCGCTATGGTTGGTGATACAGCCGTCGTTTGTTATGCTGTTGATAGGGCTACACATAAACGCTATATCGTTGATGCTATTAAAATTACTAGGCCAACGCCTGCTGCAATCCGTCAACTAATCTTTGACTGGACTTCTTTATACCAGCCTAGCGAGTGGATAGTAGAGAAAAACGCATTTCAATCTTTCTTAACGCAAGACGAAGGCATCCGCCAGAACCTTGCAAGCCGAGGAGTTTTATTACGTGAGCACCACACAGGAACCAACAAATGGGACTCAGGATTCGGTGTTGCTAGTATGTCAACATTGTTTGGGACCAAACAGCACGATGGTAAACACCATAGAGACAATCTTATCCATCTTCCCAGTGACCAGACGGAAAATATCAAAGCTCTTATCGAGCAATTAATTACGTGGTCGCCTACTACTAAAGGCAAAACCGATATGGTGATGGCCCTGTGGTTCTGTGAGATCCGCGCCCGTGAGATGCTCAACTACGGCAAGTACTCAAAGCATCACCTAGCAAACCCATTTCTTTCTCGTCACGAGATAGGCAAGCGAACAGTTGTCAACCTAGATGAACTATTCGCAGAGCAAAACAAAACGTTCATCTAAGGAGACCATAATGGCTAAGACAATGATTAAGAAGTCAGATATGAAGTGCAAGAAGTGTGGCAAGTCAAAGAAAGCGTGTAAGTGCTAATGGCAATGACACCTAAGCCAAAGCCAAAGAAGCTCACAGGAGAAGCAGCTGCTAAAGCGCTTCAAAAGCGCACATCACCTAAAGGTGTAAAGGAATACGAAAAGGGCGCAAGCAAAGCACTAGATAAGAAATACCCAGGATTATACAAGAAGTCTAAGTAAGGATTACAATGGCCAAGAAAAAAGAAAGCACTGCCAAGAAAGTTGGACGGTTTGTAACAGACGAACTCCTTGGCGTTGATGATGCTAAACGTGCCTTTAAGAAAGCACGTAAAGGTGATATCAAAGGTGCTCTCAAGTCTGCAGCAGCTGGTGCGTTTGAACTTGGTACTACTGCTACAGCTTTTGGCAAAGGCGGAATGCTTGCTGCAAAAGCAGGAAGTAAGATGGTTTCTAAGAAAACTGTTGAAAAGGCTTCTACTGAAGTAGGACAACGTGCAGGACGCAGAGCAGCTGAAACAACTAAGGTTTCAAATGTTAGTCGAGAAGGTAAAAAGTTTAACAAAAAAGTAGAAGGTAAGGCTGAAATTAAATCAGCTTCAGGTTCTAAATCTACAGTACCTAATGCTAAGACTGTTTCAGGAACAACTCGTAAACCAACAGCAAAAGAATATTATGGCCGCGTTGAAGCAGAAGCAAAAAAGAGAAGCAACAAAATTATTAAAACTGCTGTAACAGCAAGAGAAGTATCTAAGCCAGTAGTTAAAAAAGTTGCTGGAGATACTGCAGTTAAATTTGCAGCACGCGGAATGGTAACACAAAAAGGTATTTCAGAATACAACAAAAACAAAAAGAAGTCTAAGTAAGGACCCCACATTGTTATCAGTCAAAGAAGTAGACGCTAAGCTAGCACGCTTACGTACTCGCTCATCAGCGCGAGATCAACGTATGCGCGATGTGCTCTCGGTGCGTCAGGGAGATATCTCTAAGGTATACCCAGCAATGTTTTCAGAGGACTACCCAAAACCTCTGGTTGCAAACTTCATTGACGTAGCAGCACGTGACCTAGCAGAAGCAATGGCACCGTTGCCATCCTTTAACTGTTCAGCAACCAATATGGTTTCAGATACTGCACGCAAAGCAGCAGATACTAGAACTCGTATTGCAAACTTTTATGTAACAAACTCTGACCTGCAACTGCAGATGTATACAGCAGCAGACTGGTATAACACCTACGGTCTTGGTATCGGTATGGTTGAGATGGACTTTGAGGACAATAACCCTCGCGTTCGTATGCTCAATCCATTCGGTACCTACCCAGAGTTAGATCGTTATGGTCGTGTCTTATCTGTAACTCAAGTAATCGTTACCGATGCAGAGACGTTAGCTGGGCAATACCCAGAGTATTACGATTTAATTTTAGGTAAAAACCAGTACGCTTTATCTTCTCCTTATATCTCAATGGTCAAGTACCACGACAAGGACCAGGACCTGCTCTACCTACCAGAGCGCAAAAACTTAGTTTTATCACGCACACCAAATATCTTGGGCAAGGCTATGGCATCTGTCATTATGCGCTCTTCCCTAGATGGTGAAGCACGTGGACAGTTTGATGATGTTCTATCGGTTCAACTTGCTCGTGCTCGTTTTGCTGTATTGCAGATTCAAGCAGCAGAAAAGTCTATCCAAGCACCTATTGCTATCCCACAAGATGTGCAAGAGTTGGCACTTGGACCAGATGCAATTATGCGCTCTGCTAACCCACAAGGTATTCGTCGTGTTCCACTAGAACTACCACCTGGAGTCTTTACAGAGTCCGGCGTACTAGAGCGTGAACTACGCCTTGGTGCTCGTTATCCAGAATCTCGTTCAGGTAACATTGACGCATCAGTAGTTACTGGCCGCGGTGTACAAGCCCTACAAGCAGGCTTTGATACACAGATCAAGGCAGCACAAGCACAGTTTGCTCGTATGTTCCAGGAACTTATCTCTATTTGCTTTGAAGCAGATGAAAAAGTATTTGGTGGAATCATTAAGACCATCAAGGGAACAGATGACGGAACACCTTACGTTCTCAAGTACACACCATCTCGTGACATCAAGGGTGAATACGGCGTAGATGTACGCTATGGAATTATGTCTGGTATGGACCCTAACCGTGCCATCATTGCTTTACTACAAATGCGTTCAGACAAGCTCGTATCTCGTGACTATGTACGTCGTGAGATTCCTATGGACTTAAATGTTACGCAGGAGGAACAACGTGTTGATATTGAAGAGATGCGCGATTCTTTGCGTGTTGCTGTTGCACAGTATGCTCAGGCGATTCCAGCCCTCGCAGCGCAAGGTCAAGACCCTAGTGAGATTATCTCACGTATCGCAAGTGTTATCCAAGGTCGCCAAAAAGGACAATCACTAGAAGCAGTTATTGAAAAAGCATTTACACCAGAACCACCACCACCTGCGCCAGAGATGGCTATGGCAGGTGGACCTCAACTTCCAGCAGCAGGTGCGGCCCCCGCTCCTGCCTCGCAGCAACCTCCACAAGAACAAGCTGGTCAGGCCCCTGCTGCTGGTCAAAAACCCGATATAGCCCAACTACTAGCTGGTATCACCGGCGCAGCATAACCGAGGGAGGTGTAAAATGAACAAAGGATCACGTGCAGCAGCACCTATGTCAAAGCCAGTTGAAGGCAAGAAAGATACTTCTAAGCCAGCAGGTGGCAAGGTATTCTTCGGAATGACTCCAGCAGGAAAGCGTGGAAACGCAGTAAAAAAGGGATAATAACTTTCAATGGAAGGTGTACTGGGCGATGAAAGACGATAACTACGTTCCTCGCCCAGTGCGCTTTCTTGACTTTGTAGTTGTCGGTGCAGGTTTTCTGCACAACATTGCTTCATCTTTTGAAACATTAACAGGTGAACTAATGGAACTATCTATTTACCATTCAAATCATATTACCCAAACCAATAGAGCTTGGGAAGATATGGCAAACGATTTAGAAAAATTAGAGGAGGAACCACAGTGAGTATGATGAACCCACTTGCTGGACCATCAGGCCCAGGTAAATTCTCTACACGTACCGATAAGTTAGAACTAGGTTCCACAGCATACGGTGAAGGCGTTGATACACAGGCTATTAAGTCTGGCGCTCCGCTTGCCACAACTGCTGATGTTCGTCCTGCCCGTGCAGGAGATGTGCGTGAAGCTGCAGGAGCAGCACCAGTAACAGAATTATATGCACCAACACAGCGTCCTAATGAGCCAATTACTGCAGGTATTGATATGGGCGCAGGCCCTGGCTCATCAGCACTAATGATGGGTAAGTCTTCAGAAAAATTATCTGACACATTAGTCAAGATGCTTCCATATGACACAGACGGTTCAATTGCTATCTTGTATCAGGATGCACTATCACGAGGTAACTAATGGCGGATAATCTTAAAGCCGCAGGATTTGCTGCAGGATTAACTCCAGCAGAACAAAAGAAAATTGATGAATTTAATAAAGCACTTGCAGCACACAAAGAACTTACTAATCTTCCAGCAGATGTAGCGCAAGCTAAGTACAACAAGTACACACCATCTCAACAAGCCAGCCTAATTAAAAACTTTGGCAACGAAGACCCAGCAATCAAGCCACAACGTGGCTGGCTAGGAAGTGCTTGGCACTATACAGGTGGTGCAGTTGGAGATGCACTTGGCTATGCTGGATCACATATTCTTAATGGATTAAATAACGTATCAGATTTTTCTACACGTCTTTGGCGTACAGTTCAAATCTCTGGCGATCAAGGCGTTGACCTTGGTACTGCTTGGACTGTAGCAAATGACAAAGGCGATAAAGTATTTAGCCCTAATCGCATCATTGATGCTAAGGTAAAATATGGCAATGATGCAGTAGATGTTGCTATGCGTATTGCAGCAGGTGAAGCACCTGAAGCTATTATGAAGTCTGCTACACCAGATCAGATTAAGTATCTTAAACTTGCAGATCCTACTAACAAGGTTATTCAAGGAATTTCTGATGGCCAAGTTGAAGCAGCACGTGCAAACTTTCAAGATACTCTTGATGCAGTCAATGCCTCTAAGTATTCCTTTGGTCGCTTTGTAGCCAACGCTATATCGCCAGCATCTGTTGAGGGTTCAGGTCTTTTTTACAAGGCAGTCTCTGGAACATTTGATGCAGCATATCGAGTGCTAGCAGATCCACTATTAGTAGCTGGTAAGGCAAAACGTCTATACGATGTTAGCAAGTATGCACTAGATGTTGTCGTTGGTGGTAACAAAGTTGCTGAAGTATTTGCCAAGCCACAGGTTATACAGTTTTGGAACGCCTATGGTGCCAAACTAGATGAACTTGCTAAGGCTCAGACAGCAAAAAATCCAGAAGCAATCGCTATTGCTAAGGCTCAACTGCATACAATTGCACCTGAGTTTGGTGATGCAGTTATTAAATCATTTTTAAGCACAGCAAATAAAGCAATTCCTATTACAAACGCTGCAACTGCTAAGGCTTTCTTTGAAAATACTAAGCAACTAGATGAAATGATTAAAGGTTCAGTTGGTCGTCAGCGTGTATTAGTTCCTCGTATGAATATAGCACGTAAAATACGTATCAATGCCCTTACAACTGGTCGCAAGGTTCTTAACATTGATGAAGTTGGTCCTAAACTTGTAGGGGATTACTTCTTTGACGGCGCAGCAACTACAGATGGCATTGCTGAAACTGTTATTAACAACCAAAAGGTTATTGTTGACAAAGTAACTAAGGCAACTAACTTCAAAGGTATTGCACGTTTCTCAACAGCATACGTTATGCACCGTATTGACCGTGCCAAAGCCAGTTTTACACTTGCTCCTATGTTCAAAGATGATGTCTTTGATGTAATGGAGGCCGGAGCATCAGATAAGATTTACCGTATTGCAATTATGGTAATGCCAAAGCGTGAATCACGTTTAATTGCTGAAGCATTTGACACTATGGATGAAGTTGGTAAGCGCAAAGACGTTTACTACGGCCTATGGTCTACTGTCGCTGAACTGCGTGGTATGAATACTACTATGCCAGGACAGCAAATTGTTCGTTATATGACTGGCAAGGGTGCAACAGTCCACTCAGTAAGTATGTCAGATGAAGCATTTGCACAAAAAGGTGCTCTTCCATCAGATTTTAATAACTTTGTATCAGTTCCTAGCATTGCTGAACTAGATCGTGCAGCAGCACGTAACACTTTGGCTCAAAAGTTTATTGGTATAGCCAATGGTGATATGGCTAGCAAGGCAACTAGCGCCTGGTCATTCTTAACTTTAGCTGGACCACGTTATGCACTACGTAACGCTGGCGAAGACTTAATGGTTAACCTTGCTATTGGCAAATCTCCTTGGGGCCTTGCTAAAGCTCGTATGCTTGAGACTCGCGTTAACACATATTTAGCTGCAGCATTAAAAGCAGATGATGCACAGGTTAACTGGGCAAGCAATCCTCTAGGACTTGCTATGCGTCTTGTTAATAAAAACGAAGTAAACCAGACAGCAGCAAAACTTACTGAAATTAAAACACGCTTTGATGCAGCTAAAGTTTCTCTTCCTAAGTTGAAGAAGGAACTAGAAGTAGCAACAGACGCATCAACAATTAAAAGACTAGAAACTGAAATTGCAACTATTAAAGCTGAACTTCAGGGTGGATTGACAAACCAAGTACGTGAAGTATTTGCTAATTCATTAACATCTGGTCGTCTTAATAGTTTCCGCAAGTCTATGGGACTTGAGCCAATGAATCTTAAAGATGCAGAACTACTTAAAGAACAACTTAAATATGGCGATTTAGAAAATGCCCTATCGGTTGCATCTGAAGGTGGACTCAACTTTGTAACTGGAAATGACTACATTTCTCGTGCAACTAACCTTGCTCGCCAAACAGGTGTTAGAGTTCATAATCTTGAAATGACTTATCCACAAGGTAAGTTTGTCAAGAAGCCAGGTGAGCGCGGCTATAAGATTCAAGCCGTAGATCCGCAAGACCAAGCATCTATGGTTACTTGGATGATGCGTATTGGTTACTATGCCAATGATGAACTAGGCGCTATTGCACTTGCCAATCTTGATAATCAAGTAGAGTTTCTTAAGAACGCACGTGTTTGGCTTAAAACCAAGAATGGTCAACAGTTCCTTAAGGATGCTCGCCTGTCTTCTGATATGGATTCTGAAGGTATCATCCGTGAGGCATTCCGTCGTGCTAAAGAAAACTTTGTTAAAAAAGATGGCACTACCCTTAATACAGATTTGCTGAATAAAATTAGAGTACAAGATGAGTTTGGTAACTGGAAAGTATCTGGTAATCTATCGCTAGATGACCTGCCAACTAATTCGTTAGATGTTCCACCAGCAATTGTAGGACCAACGCTTATTCCAGCAGTAGATGTAGGTCAAATAACATCTAGTGTTATGACTAATGGCTGGACATTCCTTGGTCTTGCTAACGCACGTATGTCTCGTCAGCCAATTGTTATTAACGAAATGATTGCTATTCGTAAACAGTTTGAAAAGACTGGCTTTGATAAGGCTTGGATTGAATCTCATATCAGAGGCATTGATCCAAAGAACACTACTGGTATTGCTATTGCTACAGAACGCGCTAAGCGTGGACTAGCAAGTATTATTGAAGAACGTGCAATGAGCCAGACGCTTGCTTATGTGGATAATCCACTAGTAAGAACACAATTAGCATTCTCATCACGTAACTTTGCACGTTTCTATCGTGCTACAGAAGACTTCTATCGTCGTATGTACCGTGTTGTTAAGTACAACCCAGAGGCAATCGTCAAGGCTGCTCTTACATACGAAGGAGTAACTCACTCAGGTTGGATTCAACAAGATGACCAAGGTGAATCTTACTTCGTCTATCCTGGTATTGCACCTGTTTACAATGCTATTCAAGATACATTAGAACGTTTAGGTATTGGAAACCAGTTTAAGGTTCCATTTCCAATTGAATTTGGTGCTCAGGTAAAGATGCTAACCCCGTCTCTTAATCCAGATTCTTTGGTGCCTACATTCTCAGGTCCATTATCTGGAGTAGCATTTACTACAATAACAGAATTAATTAGCGGTCTAGGCGCTCCAGGAGCTGCAGATACAATCAAGGGTTATGCTCTTGGTAAGTATGCTGTAGATCAACCTGTTCTTTCAGCTATTTTGCCAGCACATATCAATCGTCTATATGCTGCAATGAATCAAGATGACCGTAATTCACAGTACGCATCAGCTTGGCGTAAAGCAGTTACCTATCTTGAGGCATCAGGACACGGACTGCCAAAGCGTTATGATGAAGCAGGGCAGTTGATTCCACCTACTGCTGAAGAGCAGGAAGCCTATCGTTTAGCAGTTAAGAACACTACACTTGGTATTCTTGGTATGCGATTTGCATTTGGTTTCTTTGCGCCAGCATCACCACAGGTTCAACTCAAGTCTGATATGGCTCAGTGGATATCTGATAATGGACGTTCTAACTTCAAACAAACTTGGAACAAATTACTAGACCAGTATCCAGGTGACTACGATGGAGCAATGGCTAAGTGGGTAGAACTCTATCCTAACCAGATTCCATTTACAGTTACTGAGTCTGAGAAGAAGTCTATTGCTATGATTCGTTACTCAGAAGAAGCTGGTAACTTTGTTAACCAGAATAAGGAACTGTTTAAGAACTATCCAAATGCAGCAAACTTCCTTATTCCTCACAAGACAGGTTTTTCTTGGGACGCATATCAGACTATGAAGGATATGGGTATGCTTCAGAACAAGCGAGTAGATGACTACTTGCGTGAAGTTCAGACAGCATCAGATCTTCAGCAGTACTATGCGAAGAAGGACCAGTTTGAAAATAGTCTTAAAGAAGCAACTGTTGATTTTGAACGTACACAGTTGCGTCAAGAGTTTAATAACTGGAAGACAGTATTCTTTGCTGGTCGTCCATTAGTAGCAGAAGAACTATCTCAGGGAAGCCAGAAGGCTATTAAGCGTCTTGCAACATTAGATGAATTAAATGCAATGCTTAGTGACAATATAAATGTTCGCCCAAAGACAGAAGCACAACTGCGACTAATGCGTGATGCTTACCAGAACTATCGTACTGAACGAGAAAACTATGACCTATCTGGTATGTCAGATAAAATGGTTGCAATGCTTAAAGCAGATACAATTATTAAACTGCGTGAACTTGCAGCATACAATGAAAATACACAGGCAGCATATGACGTTTTATTCGGAAGACTACTAGGAGACTAATCAATGGCTAAGAGTATAGATCAACTCCAGCAAGAGTTTGGTGACGCCTCTGAAAAGGCACGCAAAGCCTATGAGACTCTCAACGGTACTGGTGGTCGTGGTGGCCTTGAACGTGATTACAATGTTGCTGTCAAGAATAAGAACAAAGAAGGAATTGCTAAGCTAAAACCTCTTTATGACAAAGCAGTTCAAGATTACAAGGTTGCACAAGAAGCAAAAAATGCTGCAAACCTTGCGCTTAAGCGAGCAAAGAAAGAAGAAACAACCACTAAGTCTACAGAGGCTAACCAAAAGGTTGCTCAATCTGTCTACGATAAAGCAGCAGAAGCACTCGCTCAGGCAGAATCAAAGTTAACTGGCTATAAGGGCGAAGAAAACTATGTTGCAGCATACAAGGCAGCTAAACTTGCAGCTGATGCCTTAACTAAGACAGGCGTAACTGTAGCACTTCCTGCTCCTAGAATTACTATCCCTGAAGATGTAAAGAAGACTGAAGATACAACTGCAGTAACCCCAGAACAGCAAACAGTTCAGTACAGTAAGATTGTTGATACACTAGCAGATCCTAAAAACAAACAAATTTTGATTGATACTCAAAATAGTCTTAAGAAAAACTTTGGATATACAGGTTCTACTGATGGCAATTGGTCACTTGCTTTTCAAGCAGCACTTCAAAATGCTTATGGTATTCGTAATGGACTTCCAAAAACTCTACAAAATACTGACCTAATAACATTTATTACCAATCCTGGTATTGATACAGGTATTAAGACTAGTGCAACTGGCGCTAGTGGACCGTCAGTAACCGAATACCCAACTATCTCCAGTGCAACTGATGCAGTTTCTGCTATCAATAAGGCATTCAATGCTGAACTAGGCAGAGATGCAACTCAATTAGAACTTAAAACATTAACACCCAAACTACTAGATGCCCAACGTAATAGTCCTTCACGCCAGACAGTTAAGATAGTCGGTGGTAAGAAGGTTGTTGAGACACTTACAGGTTTAGACACAGCTCAGTTTCTTACAGATGAAATTAAGAAGACTCCAGTACTCAAGGCTGAGATTGACCAACGCCTTAAGTCTGCTCAGTCTCTTAATCGTCAAGATTTAGAAAAGACTGCTATTGCAAATGGGTTAGATCTTACTAAGAACTTTGGTTCAGTAGTAGACACTTGGGTAAAGCGTATAGATAACGGCGAAGATATTGATATCTTTAAGAATCTTATTCGCAACACAGCAAAGATTGGCTTACCAGATAAGGTATCTAAATTACTTGATAATGGTGTGGACTTAGAAACTGTATACTCACCATATAGGCGACTAATGGCATCAACTCTTGAGGTTGACCCAGGCAGTATTTCAATAGATGACCCAGCACTTCGTATGGCTATTGGTCCAGACAAAGAGATGTCTCTATATGATTTCAAGCGTTCATTACGCAAAGATCCACGTTGGCAGTACACAGACCAAGCACGTCAAGACGTGTCAGAGGCAGCATTAGGAGTCCTTCGTGACTTCGGATTCACGGGGTAATAGATGGCGCTAACAGCAGCACAAAAGAAGGCTATCGCACAAGCCAATGCTCTTAAAAAGAAAACACAAACAAGCATCTCTAAGTTAGAGTCTGGCGCAGCCGCAGCTACTGCAGAGCAAGAAGCATTTAAGGCACAGCAAACTATTGCTAATACTGAAACAGAACTATTAGGTAAGCAGGCAGGCATTCAAGGCAAAGCCACTGCAGCAGAGGTTGGTGCAAAACTTAATCCTAAAACTGGTAAGTATGAATTGCCTAAAGCTGACACCATATATACAGCAGCAGATGGAACAAAATTTACTGACCTTGATGCTTATACAAAGTATCAAGAAATGCTTGGTGAAAAAGCAGATATTGCTTCTACTAAAAAGCGTGCAGGAGAATCTGCCTATGCTTTGCTTTACCAAGAGTTTGCTCAGTATGGACTTGGTGGACTAGTAGAACCTTTACAGTCCTACATCCAGGATGGCCTATCACCAGCAGAGTTCACACTTCGTTTGCGTGAGACAGAACCCTACAAAAAGCGTTTTGCTGCTAATAAGCAACGCATAGCAAAAGGACTTACCGCTTTAACTGAAGCTGAATACATCGGACTTGAAGACCAGTATCAGAACATTATGCGTAACTATGGACTACCTGCCTCATACTATGAGAAGGGCGATATGGGAGTTCAGCCAGGATTTGAAAAGTTTTTAGCTAATGACGTATCTGCAGCAGAATTAGAAGACCGTGTTGTTACTGCACAAAAGCGTGTTATCAATGCTAACCCAGAAGTATCTCAAGCACTTAAGCAGTTCTACCCAGACATTACCAATGGCGATATCTTGGCTTATACACTAGATCCAACACAGGGACTTGAGGCTATTAAGCGCAAGGTTTCTGCTGCTGAAATTGGTGGAGCTGCTATGGCACAAGGACTTGCTACTGGAGTATCTCGTGCTGAAGAGTTAGCTAGGTATGGTGTTACTAAGGACCAAGCACAACAAGGATATGAGACTGTTGCTCAAGTTGCACCACGTGGTGGACAACTTGCAGATATATATAAACAAAACCCATACACACAAACAACAGCAGAATCAGAAATTTTTAATCTTGCAGGTTCAGCAGAGGCTGCAAAGCAACGTAAGAAATTAACTGAACTAGAGCAGGCTTCATTTTCGAAGCAATCTGGTTTAGCACAAGGAGCACTAGCACGTGACCGTGCTGGCGCTTACTAAATAAAAAAGCCTGCCACTAGAACGACTGGCCTAGTGGAGCGACAACAAGACCAGAAGTAGGAGCCATACCGTTTCCCCAAACGAATATGAGGCCTGCGCCAACAACTAATAGGGAGAAGGACCACTATGTCCAATTACGACTACGAGGATGATGACGACTTCACAACAGAAGATACGACATCTAACGACCTAGTAAAGCAACTACGCAAGGCATCAAAGCAGAAAGATAAAGAACTAGCAGAACTTCGTTCTCAGTTTGAATCTTTAAGTAAGGGCCAACGCGAAAGAGCAATAAAGGATGCCCTCGCAAGTCGCGGGGTAAACAGCAAAATTGCTTCATTTATCCCACAGGATATAGACCCAACTGAAGAGTCTGTATCTAAATGGCTTGAAGACTATGCCGATGTATTCGGTATTGAAGTAAGCCAAACCCAGGCAACACCTAATATCAATCCAGCCGATGCTGCAGCATATAAGCGTATGACAAACTCCGCCGACTCTGGTGCTTCACCAGAACATAACGGAGACATTATGCAGAAGTTAATGAATGCAAACAGCAAAGAAGAACTGGATGAAGTTATTAGATTGTCTGGACTCTAATCCGATCCTAAAACAGAAAGGCTAGACCTAATGGCAACACCAGCAGGTACACCCACAACCACGTCTAGCATCAGCAATCTAGTACAAGCAGCATACGACCAGTATGTAAGAATGGCACTACGTTCCATTCCTGTTATGCGCTCACTTGCAGATGTTAAGCCCGTGCAACAGGCTATGCCAGGATCATCAGTTGTTTTCTCAATCTATTCAGATTTGGCTCAGGCTACATCTACATTGACAGAAACTTCAGATGTTTCAAGCATTGCACTAGGTAATCCATCACAGGTTACAGTAACACTGAACGAATACGGTTCAGCAGTTACAACAACAAAGAAGTTAAACCTAACTTCATTCAACGATGTTGACTCAGCACTAGCTGACATCATCGCTTACAACGCAGCAGATTCCATTGATAACGTTGTAGGTCAGGTCCTCTCAGCAGGAACAAACGTGATCTACTCAAACGGTCCATCAGGAACTACTCCAACTGCATCATCTGCAGTTCTAGCAGCAGATACAATGACAGTTGCAGATATCCGCAACGCTGTTGTATCACTACGCACAAACAAGGCATTGCCTCGTATGGGCGAACTATACGCTGCATACCTACACCCACGTCAGTCAGCCGATCTTCGTGCTGAAACTGGTACAGGTGGATTCCAGGAGCTAACAAAGTACGTAGAGCGTACACCGTTCGTTGCTGGTGCAGTAGGCGTTATCGAAGGCGCTTTCATCGTTGAGACACCACGTGTCCTTAACGGTCTAAAGCTAGCCGCAGGTATCTCACCTACTACAACTATCACTAACGTTGCTTTGACATCTAACGTAGTAACAGTTACTACAGCAGTTGCTCACGGCCTTGGTGTAAACCAGATTGTAACAGTTGCGGCTGTAACAAACACTGGCATCAACGGAACATACACAATTGCGTCTGTTCCATCAACAACAACATTTACCTATGCACTAACAGCATCTAATATCACATCAGTTGCTGACACAGGTACTGTTACATTCACCAACAACTACCGCGCAATCGTCGCAGGTCGTGAAGCATTGGCTGAAGCACAAGCTGCAGATATCTCAACCGTTATCGGTCCAGAGATTGATGCGCTACGTCGTTTCCGCACAATCGGTTGGTACTACTTCGGAGGCTTTGCACGCCT